GAATCAGTCTATCAGGATCCTAATAATAAGAATGGTCCTGTTGGATTTGTAAGTATTACTCAAGGTGGTACAGGATATAAGGTCGGAGACGTTGTTGGTATTCCAACTGCTGCTTGTAATGGTATTGGTACAGGAGCACAATTATCTGTTGTTGCAATAGGATGGACTAATACATTGTTCCTTGATGATGTTCAGGGAGATTTTGTTGCTGCTGGTGGTAGCATGACTTATGTTACTAATACTGGTATTAGGTCTGAGATTAATGGATCAGGTTCTAATGTAACTATCTTATCTGGTGGTATTATTAATGATCCTCTTTATGATGGTAAGTCTATTAAGGTACGTCATCAGAATCATGCTATGCATGAATCCAACAACCTTGTTAAGATTGAGGGTGTTGTAAGTGATGCTGCTCCAGCAACTCTAAGTGTTTCTTATGGAAGAGATGATATTGGTAATATGACCGTTAGTTCTGGTGTTGCATTTACTGACTTTGAAGGAGTAGGTGTTGGATCAACTAACCCAGGATACCTTACGATTGGTAACGAACTTATTAAGTACACTGGTGCATCTGCTGCTGGTATTCTAACTGGTATTACAAGAGGACAAGATAGTACTCTTGCCTTTACTCATCCAGTTAACTCACTAGTTTATAAGTATGAGTTTAATGGTGTTTCTCTAAGGAGAATCAATAAGACTCATAATATGTCAGAAGTTGATAATCAGGGTTCTCATCCTATTACAATGGACAGTTACTTTGTTGGTATTGATATGGGTGACACTTCTTCCGATAATGTTGGAATAGGTACTAGTAGATCAGCAAGTGCTCAAGGATTTAAGAGTCTTTATTTCAATAAGACTAAGAGTGGTGGTGAGTCTAGAATCAAGGCTTCTCAGAATATTCAGTATGAAGTTATTACACCAAATGTTCAAACCTTATCACCGAAGGGAACTTCTATTGATTCTAGGATTAGAACAGTTAGTGCAAGAAGTGTAAGTGGTATTGAAACTTCCTTTGTTGATAAAGGATATGAACCAGTTCGTCTGAACGATACAAACTTCATGGATAGTCCTCGTATGATTTCTTCTAAGGTCAATGAGGATAGTAAGTTAAGTGCTCTTCCTGGTAATAAGTCATTTAATATGCAGTGTGATTTGAACAGCAATGATCCTTATGTTTCACCTGTCATTGATATTGATCGTGTAAGTACTATTCTTACTACTAATAGAGTTGATGATACTATTGATAACTTTGCTACTGATAGTAGAGTTAAGATTGCTGGTGAAGATCCATCCTCTGCTACTTACGTTACAAAGAATGTAGGTCTTCAGGTTGCTGCTACTGGTATTAAGGTTATGTTCTCTGCTAACAGAACATCTACTTCTGATATAAGAGTTGCATATGCTATCTTCAGACAGGATGATAACCAGAATATCGCTCGTTATGATCTCTTCCCTGGTTATGATAATAAGGATGAGAATGGTGCTATTATTCTTTCGTCAAATAGTTCAGGACTTCCTGATAAGTTTGTACCTCCTTCATTGAAGAGATCAGAGTTCCGTGAGTATGAGTTTACTATTGATAATCTTAAAGAATTCAATGGATTCAAGATTAAGATTATGATGACTGGTACGGATCAAGCACATCCACCAATCGTTAGAGAATTCAGGGCGATTGCACTTTCATGACAAAGTTAACACCCGTCAAAGATGCTCATGCTCTTTATAGAGATGAAGAAAGCAATGCAATCGTTTCTACTGATGTGAATGAGTATGAAAAGTATATTAATGCACGTAAACAAAAACAACTTGATCGTGCTGAACTAGATACTCTTAAGGATGAAATACGTGAAATCAAAGAACTATTAAAGGGTTTAGTAAATGGCAACTAGAACATTTACATTTGACACCACGTCAGATTATCCACCAACTACTGATTTGGTGGTAAATGTTGGTGCTTCATTTACTTGTACGTATACAGTAAACATTCCTTCTGGAGCTGCTTATGACTTCACTGGTCATACACATCTATCAGCACAGATGGCAAAGCATGTAGGTTCAGCTGCAACTGCTACCTTCACTGTAGGATTTACTAGTGCATATGATGGAAAGTTTCATATTGGTTTAACAACAACTCAAACAGAAGCATTATCCGAAGGTAGATATGTTTATGATGTGAATGTTAAGACAGGAACTAGTCATGTTTATAGGATTGTAGAGGGTACACTTCTGGTAAGAGGTGGTATATCATCCACCCTTTGATAAATAGATAAAAACTTGGTAATATGGCTCAGCCTGCTTCTAGAGACGAAATAATTGCTTACGCTAAGAGGCAGCTGGGAGACCCGGTGGTCGAGGTTAACGTTGCCGACGAACAAGCAAGCGATTTACTTGACGATGCCCTTCAGATGTGGCACGAGAGGCACTATGATGGTGTTATACAGATGCCTCTTAAGTATAAGGTAACTCAGAATGATATTGATAGAGGACAGGCAAGAGGTAATAGTCAAAACATAGGTATTGTCACAACAACTGCAACTGCACCTGCTAGTTCTGGTATTTCAACAGATGGTACAGCAGTTACATTTGACTATGAAGAAAATAGTAACTATATTGAACTTCCTAAGTCTGTAGTTGGTGTGAATAAGATCTATCGATTTGATGGATCTAACACTATGACAAACAATATGTTTAGTGTGAAGTATCAGTTATTCTTGAATGATGTGTATTATTGGGGTTCAATGGAACTCTTGACATATGCGATGACTAAGACGAGGTTAGAAGATATTGATTTCTTATTGAATACTGAGAAGCAAATTAGATTTAATATTAGACAGAATAGATTATATCTTGATGTTGATTTTGGTAGTATGAGTGCAGATGATTATTTGATCATTGATTGTTGGCGACTTCTAGATCCTAATGATTTTACAAAAGTTTGGAATGATAGATTCTTAAAGAGATATCTTACTGCTATTATGAAACGGCAGTGGGGTCAAAATCTTATTAAGTTCCAGGGAGTCAAACTTCCAGGCGGTATTGAGTTAAATGGCCGTCAAATCTATGATGATGCACAACTTGAGATAGACAAGATCAAGGAAGAGATGTTTAACGAATATGAAATGCCACCACTTGACATGATAGCATAATGGCATTAAATCCATTCTTCACTCAAGGGACTCGTAACGAGCAAAGTCTTCTTCAATCTCTCAATAATGAGATGATTAAGATTTATGGTGTCGAATGTTATTATATTCCTCGTAAGTATCTAACGACTAATACTATCATTAAAGAGGTAGTACAGTCGAAGTTTGATGATGCATATCCACTAGAGGCATACGTTAATAACTATGATGTCTATCAAGGAAATGGTAGAATCCTGTCGAAGTTTGGTGTTGAGGTACAGGACGATATTAACTTGGTCATTTCAAGAGAAAGATTCGAAACGTATATCCAACCTCTTATTAGAAATGAAACGGGAATTAATCTATCCTCCAGACCGAAGGAAGGGGACTTGATTTGGTTTCCACTTGATGATAGACTGTATGAGATTAAGTTTGTTGAACACGCTAAACCATTTTTCCAGTTAAAAGAACTATATGTCTACGAACTATCATGTGAAGTCTTCCGTTATGAGGACGAAACAGTTGATACTGGGATTGGTCAGATTGATGATGAAACCACCGAGATTGGATATTCCCAAACTCTCACACTTACTGGTATCGGAACAACAGCTACTGCTGTCACCTCATTTAGAGACGGCGGTGTTCAGTTCATTAATCTCCTTAATCCTGGAAACGGATACAGGGCAACCCCTACAGTTGCAATTTCTAGCGCTCCAGCTGGCGGCATTACAGCCACTGCTGTAGCAATAACAACTAGTAAGGCTGGACTCAGTACATCTTATGCTATTGAAAGTATAATGATTACTGACCCTGGAGAAGGATATGTATCAACACCTACTGTCACCTTTACTGGTGGAGGAGGTACTGGCATCGCTGTAACGGTTGGTATTGCGACTACAGGAACTGTTGGTATAGTAACTATTACTGATCATGGTTCAGGATACTATGGAGCAACCCCTACAATCACCTTCACATCGCCTGGAACGGGTGTAACTGCTATTGGTGATGTAGTTGCTATAGGAGGCACTATACGCTCTGCTAGACTGTCTAATGCTGGTTGTGGTTATACTGATGTTCCTACTGTTACTATTAGTAATCCTGGTCTACTGGGATCTGGTGATTTTTACTTTAATG